CAGCATCCAGATGTTCGTCAGCTCCACTTTCACGTTGGATGTGTTTGAGGCTGAATTGTTTCCAGGAAAATTGGGCACTTGTCATTGTCGTCATTTCGGTCGTTCGGTGTTTGTTTGTTGAATCACTGCATTCGGGTTATCGGATTAATTTAGCTTTCAATTTTTTGGCATTATTATGGAAAATGAGAGAGACGTTTTGTGATGCAGTTCTTACATGCATACATGACCATATAACGGCTTGGCACGAGACGTGCATTGGCGCATGTCCCGCCAAGGAGGGGTTTGGGGACAAAGGCGCTAAGTGCAACGACTGCGCTGCACTACGTTCCCTGATAATAATAATCGGCAATGACCGTCTTGGCCTTGACATATCGGCTCATTTTTGCGGAGCACACGCCTTCCGCCAACGCCGCGCTGGCAATCGTGGGCCATGAGCTCAGCAGCTGGTGCGTGGTCGCCTCCCTCTTTTCCACCTTTTTGCCAGTGGTTGATGTGCAGATTGGGTTGTTGGTGACTGCGTTCGTCATGGCATAATAATCCTCGCGCAATGACACGCCATAGTAGCCCTCGTTGCTTCCCTGTTCGGACCACACGGTCGCTTTCAGCGCATGCGGCGACGCATTCAAATACGCCTTCAAATCCTTCATGTCTGTCTCGGTCAGTTCAAGTCCAACCGATTGTTTCCACTTCTGGTACTCTTTCAACAATACCGAATTCAGAATCTTGCCACAGTCAGAAAATTGGCACCGTTCAAACAAAAACGTCTCCGCATTCGGGTCCAATGAAAGCGATGATACATCCGCGGAATTGGACACTAATATCTTCTTGTATTCCACCGTTTTCAGTTTCACGCCAAGGTAGCCGTGCACCCCGCGAATGCGCTTGGCCTTGAACCGCACGTCCAAATAGTTCTTCAGCGCGTGGAACGTCTCTTTTGTCGGCTTGGTTTGACACCACAGACGGAACCGTCCCTCCATGCTCACCGACGACTCCTCCACGTCGGGGCGCACAATGCACGCCACTTTGATGAATTCGTTGAACTTATGTGTCAGCTCGTCCTCCGGCAGCAGCACGTTCTGATACACGGATTGGTGTCCCGCTGCAACCACCTCCAGCTCCTGCTTCTGTTTGGCCGCGAGTTCCCGCAAATCGTTCAGTTCCAGGGCCTGGGTTGCCACCGTTTTTTGCAGTTCACGGTTATCGGCTTCAAGCACCTCATTGCGCTGCATCAGTCGGTTGAAATTGTCAATGCTGTACGTGCGCGAATGAATGATGTCGGCGATGTGTTTCTTCAGCCGTTCAATCGTGAAATTCGTGCTGTCGTATGCAATGATTTCGGTCTTGTTTTTGCCACCCACTTCAATGCTGCGGATGTGGCGCTTGATCTTCGGATACGTCTTGATCAGGTTCTCTATCTCCACCTTGTTTTGCACCCGGAAGGCGGCGACCAGCACGAAATTTTGGTATTTCTTGCGGTGGTCCATTACGCGCGTGGAGAGATCGTTCGTGTGGCCGAATTTGATCAGCTTCTCGTTTTCGGCATTCGTGTTGTCAATGGTGCCAAAGTAGATGCACTCCGTGTTCAACTGGAACTGCCCGATGATCGCCTGCTCTACGGCGCGCTGCTTCTCCTTCTTCGTGGATTGGATGACGGAGTCCTTTTCTTGGATTACTGCGTTTTTCTGTTCCAATTGCTGTTTCAATTCATCCGTCTCTTCATCCACGACCTGATGCAAAACTTCCTCCATCTTCATGTAATACTCATGGATTTCTGATGCCTTTTTGGTTTGGGCCTTGAGACACAACGACTTGAAACAACGAACGGTAAGCATGATGATTTGCTTGTTATGACCGCCATGACTTTTGAGAGTTTCTTGAGGATCAACATTTTTGTAATCCACGTCAATTTTGAAATATTTTTCAATCATTCTTATGGCGTTGTATTTTTGTTGAAATCCTAACCAGTTCCATACGTTGTCCAAATCAACAACGAAATCCATATTTTTGTCATAATTCAAGTAGCAATAAAAGCTACTCACAAACAACTGTTGCTCAAATCCAGTGAAAGATTCCTGAATTTTTGTCAATAGCCGTCCGTTGTATTCTTGCGACAGTCTGGTGATGGGGTTTTTCTCAATCAGATCAACGATGTTCAGCTCCTGTTGTTGTTGTTGTGTTGCGGGTTCCATGGTGATGGGTTTATACTATTCATAAGCGGACTCTGTTTAAGTTGTTTTGTGCGTTATGTTTTTATAAACGTGATGCATAATTTGTAAAAGCAAATGTTTATGCGGAGTATGAAATGCGCTTTTATATTTTGAAAACGGGGTTTATGAAATCTTGCTCCGCCGAACGGAGGAGCAAGATCATAATAACTTGTTCAAAGTGAAAATCTTGCTTCACCCAAATGTGAAGCAAGATTGCAAAAGCGCTCCACCCAAATGTGAAGCGCTTTTGCGCAACATGCGAATCTTGCTCCCGCAGTTGCGGGAGCAAGATTGTAACTGATTCAACGTGCAAATTTTGCACTTTTCACCATTTGCTCTTTTTTACGTTGATTTTGGGCCCTTTTTTACCCGAGTTTTTGGGGTCGTATGACTCCTCTTCATCATCCGAGTGCAGATCTTTGGAGATTTCCCAGAATTCTTTAGAGCCCAGCTTGAACGGGCCGTGCTGTTGCGCCTTGTACCAGAAGATTTGCTCGTGCAGTTTGTTGGATTTCGCATTGTTATTGATCACCAAGCACTCAAAATTCTCGGTGCACTGGTCCATCACCTGACAAAAGCTCTCAAACGTGGGGAACATGCCCGCGTAATTCTCCCAGATGCGTTTGCGGTTGGCGATGTAGGGCTCGCGCAGGATAAACACGTAATCAATGTTCGTGCGCAAATTGGGCGGAATACCAAGAGGATATTGCATTGTGATGACTAACATGATCTTCCAATGTCTCCCGTTCATAAAAAGTAACCGCATCATGACGTCCTTGGTCCATTTGTTGTCATACAAGCAGTCATCCAGCACGACAAAGGTGCGGGGGTCAATGGTGGAGCGCTTGTACGTTTCAATCTCCTTTTTCATTTGCTTGAGGACGGCCTTTTGGCGCTTGAGGATGTTTTCAATGATGGCGGTGTTGTAAGCGTCGTGGATGAAGAGTTTGGGGACGTGGGCAGCGAAGAAGCCGTTGCCGGCTTCGGTGCCGGAGATGACGGTGCCGATGGGGATGTCCTGGTGGTGAAACATGAGGTCCTGGACGAGGAAACTTTTGCCGGTGTCACGGCGGCCGATGAGGACGATGACGGGGCCCTTGTTTTCGTCGGGCCTAAAGCTGATGGAGCGCATGTCAAACTTGGAGAGTTCCAGATTCATTGTGCCAAAATCGGGGGGTACAAGTGCAATACAATACAATTAAATAATATTACAATTATTTAAACGCGACAGCGATGGCTGCAACAAAACAGGATTGGTTAAAAAGGTTTTACTATGTGTTGCTGTATGCGTGGTATGCGTTGTACGCGGTGGCGCTGCTGGGGATTGCGACAGTTGCGCCGGCGTATTTAGACACCATAAACATGGTATTGAAGTATTTCATCATTGCGTTTTTGCTGGTGCGGTTCAATCCGTGGGTTAATCATGAAATGACGGCGTTTGACCGCATGATTGTGTTCAGCGCTGCGTTCTTTTTGCTGGCGTCCACTGCGATTGCCACGTTGATCACAAATGCATTGAATGTGCACTAATATTAAGCAAATTATATTTTATTTATATCATGAAAAGTGTATAGTAACCAATGAGCAGTCCCAAAACGTTGGATGAACTGGAACAAGCGCTGGTGAAGCAAGCGGTTGAAACCATTGAGGCCAAGATCGGCGCTAAAAAAACGAGCGACCCCAAGGTCAAGGACATGATTGCAATCGTGGAGCGCTTCATCAAGAAGCACGCGCTGGTGTGTTACGGCGGCACGGCCATCAACAACATTCTACCGGAGGAGGCCCAATTTTACGACAAAAAAACGGAGATCCCCGATTACGATTTTTATTCGCCGAGTGCGTTGGAGCACGCCAAGGATTTGGCCGACGAGTTTTACGAGAACGGGTATTCGGAGGTGGAGGCCAAGTCGGGCATGCACCACGGCACGTACAAGGTGTTTGTGAATTTCGTGGGCATTGCGGACATCACGCAGCTGGACCCCACGCTGTTTAAAAACATTCGGGCGGATGCGATCAAGGTGGACGGCATCCTGTACGCGCCGCCGAACCTCTTGCGCATGGGCATGTATTTGGAGCTCTCGCGCCCCGAGGGCGACGTGTCGCGCTGGGAAAAGGTGAGCAAGCGGCTGGCTTTGCTGAACAAGCACCACCCGTTGAAGGCGGCGGGCTGCACGCCGGACAAATTGATGAAGCCGTTTCAAACGCCGAAGAAGACTGGCCAGCATAAGCTGCACGACGTTGGAACTGTAACCCCCACCGCAGATGAGATTGACGGCGCGACTACTGAAAAAGACGAGGAGCCGGAAGAGGTGCGCCTGTTCCGCACGGTGCGCAACGCGTTCATAGACGAAGACTTGGTGTTTTTCGGGGGGTACGCCATTTCGCACTACGCGCGGCACTTGCCGAAGTCGGAGAAGGCGCTGTTTGCGCAAATCCCGCACTTTGATGTGCTGTCCGTGGACCCCGAAGCCAGCGCGGCCAAGGTGAAGGAACGGCTGGAAGACAACGACTTCACGGGCATAGTTGTCACCAAGCACTCGGGCATTGGCGAAATTGTGCCGGAGCACTACGAAGTTGCGATGGGCAACGTGCCGGTTGCGTTCATTTACAAGCCGGTGGCGTGCCACAGCTACAACGTTGTGCAAGCGGGCAAGCGGCGGGTTCGCATTGCCAGCACGGACACCATGCTCAGCCTGTATTTGGCCATGATTTACACGGACAAGCCGTATTACGACGTGGCGCGCATTTTGTGCATGTGCAAGCAGCTGTACGACATTCAGCAGCGGAACCGGTTGAACCAAACCGGATTGTTGCGGCGGTTTGGACTCGCGTGCTACGGCAAGCAGGAGACGCTGGACGACATCAAAGCGGTGAAAGCGGAAAAATACCAAGAGCTCAAACACGATGATCCCGAGTACGAGGAATGGTTCTTGAAGTATTCGCCGATGGAGTATTTTGAACACACGTACAACGCAAAGCAACACAAGCTCACCGTGAAACGGTCCCCCAATGCAAAAAAGAGTCCCGCGCGTTCTTCGCCCGCGCGTTCTTCGCCCAAGCCTTCTTCGCCAAAGAAAACAATGAAAAAGAAACCCGCAGTAAAAAAAAAGAAAAAAACAAAGAAGTCCAAACCGTTGCTCAATAAGTTTTTCAAAATAATCACTTAAATCATGAGCAACGCATGTATGCATTAGGCACGATCCATGCAACCCATAGTGTTGACGTATTGCAACAAGTTCAAGGACACAAATTATGAAAACACGCGACGGTTAGTGGAAACGCTGAAGGCCAATGACTGGAACCACATAGTGCTGGGGGGCGGTGAAACATGGGTGAATTACATGACCAAAATGACCGCGTATTGCCGCCATTTGGAAACGCTGCCCCCGGACACAATCGTCGTGATCACGGATGCGCACGACGTGTATTGCTTGCGCAACGCCCACTACTTTGTGGACGAATTCAAGGCGCTGCGCAAGCCGATTGTTCTCAGCATGGAGCTGTTTGCCGAAGGTCTCATTAATTACAAACCAAATCATGCGTATGCGCAGGTGGAGTGGCTGGGACCCTACTTTCAGCACCACGGCATGCGCATTGGCCCAACCGATAGCATAAAAAAGTACGTGAACAGCGGCTTAATGTGTGGATACGCGCGGAACCTCCTGCATTTGATCAATTGGACGTTTGAACAGGGGCACACGGACGATCAAAAAGCGGCGGCGGCGTACACCAATGCGCACCCCGACGACGTGCATTTAGACATGGACACGCGGTTGTTGCACACGTGCACGTCTGCCGTGAATTTTGGGCTGCATGCCCAAGCGCAGTGTGACGACAGTCCGTCGTTTGGCGAGTTATTCGGACACTCCGCGTATTTTTTGCACCTACCGGGTCTGCATTGCGGCGGCGGTCAACCCATGCTGTACAACGTGGTGTATGACGTCCTGCAACGGTACAACCCGCGCATTGCGGCCGAATTGCCGTCGTACAATTACAACTACGTCGCATTCAAGCACTATCATGAAAACGAAAAAATAAAATAACCGATGATATGTATATATATTCACTTCTTCCCGTAGATGTGGCCCAGCATTCCGGATCAGTGGTTAAAATGGGGCTTGTTCGTCATGCTCATTTATTACATTGCACATTACAATTACAAGCAGCAGTCGTCATTGGAAGAGGGCTACGAAAACTGGTCGGCGTGCGTGGACCAGGGCTACCCGAAAGACTGGTGCATGTTTACGCCCAATCCGATGGAACCCGCGTCGGGGTACTGCAACTGCGGCGGCGGTCGCTACGGCAGTTACCACGTGGACGGCAAGTGCAACTGCTACTTGTACAACCCGCAACTCTCGCCCATGTACGTGGACAAGCTGTTTCACGATTTTTTGGCGTAGGCGCGGCGCAACACGTCGTCGTCGTAAAGCGGATCTTCTGCGTCATGGCACACCATGCAGCAGCAGCATGCGCACCCGCCGTTTTCATAACACCAGCACACGTCGCACTCCAAACAGTCTTGCACAATGTCGGTGCATGCAAACTCGGTGCACTTGATTTCAGAGGCAAATATGCACACGCAGCTCATTAGCACGGTAGCCAACGGGAAATACGGCAACAATAAAATGAGAGGCATGGAACACAACACGCAAACACAGAATGATAAATAAACTAAATTCAATTTATATTATTTGAATTTATTTGAATTTATTTGATTAGGAACGCAACTGCTCTGCACGTGCATTAGTTCAAGAGAGTCCGAAATTGGCGGGCAGCTCCGGAATGGTGGTGCCATAGTACGATTCAATCTCCTTCAGCTTGCGGAAGTCGCGCCGAGTCACAAAGTTGACGCCGCTGCCCTTGCGCCCCCAACGCCCTGACCGCCCGATGCGATGCAAGTACGTGTGCACGTCGCGCGGCATGTCAAAATTGATCACAGTGCTCACCTGCTGAATGTCAATGCCGCGCGCCGTCACGTTGGACGAAATGAGCACGCGGTGCTGGCCGCTGCGGAACTCGCGGTACGCCTTGTTTCGCAGCTCCTTGTCCATGCCGCTGTGAATGCAGCACACGGGAAAGCCGTCGTTTATCATGGCCTCCGTCAAGTCGCTCACGCGGCGAATGCTGTTGCAGTAAATGATGCACTGCGACACGGAAATGCGCGTGAACAAGTCCTTCAGCGTGGCGTACTTGTCGTGGTCCGTCTCCAGCGCCACGTGGAACTGGCTGATGCCTTCCAGCGTCAGCATCTCGCTCTTCACCAGAATGCGCACGGGGTCCCGCATGAACTTGTCGGACAAAGAGTGCAGCTCGGGCGGCATGGTGGCGCTGAACAAGCACACCTGCACGTTCGTGTTCAGCTGCTGGAAAATGTTGTAAATTTGCTCGTTGAACCCAGCCGACAGCATTTCATCGGCTTCGTCCAACACAAGCATCTGCATGCCCCGGCCAATCGCGGGCTGGCGGCGCAGAATGTCGTGCACGCGACCCGGGCAACCAACCAGAATTTGTGGCCCGTTTGCTTTTAAATCGGCGACATCGTCCTCCGTGGATGTTCCGCCAATGAGGAGCTGCGCATTGAGTCCGGTCATTTGCGCTCCCAGGTCCTTAACCACGTCAAAAATTTGACTGGCCAATTCGCGCGTGGGGGCGATGATGAGCGCCTGCGGCTGCTTCAAGTCAAGCCGTACGCGGTTCAGCGCGCCGGTGGCAAATGCGCCCGTTTTTCCGCTGCCGGACTGCGCCTGTGCAATCACGTCGCGCCCGTCAATGATGGACAGGATGGATTTTTGTTGAATGGGGCTGGGCTTTTCAAAGCCGTAGCCATACAACCCGCGCATCAGCTGCGAGTTTAAATCGGGGATGTCTTCCCACGCCTCAAATTCGCGGGCGGAGGGAGTGGACTCAGGGGGAGGGTTGGGTGCGGTCATTGTTATGAGTATACGCTGGAGTAGAATGAAGCGGTGTATTTAAGCCGTTTTTCATTTTATTTTATGTTGTGTTTGATTGCGTGCGGGCTTAACAAAAATAATTTAGATGAAATGAATATAAATAAACCGTGTTCATTATCCATAGTTTCAATAAAATGGCAGCAGCAGTATCCACGGTCCCAGTTGCACCGGTGTACCAACTGGTTGATTTTGACGCCATCAAATGGAACGGTTTTGAAATGGAATTGCCAGAGGACGTGATTGCGCTGGTGTCGCGCATAGCGGATCAAGTGGGGGCGCCATCTTACGTAAAAACACCCATTTTCCCCAAACGAGAAAAGGGGCAAGGGCAAGACGACGATGCTCCTCCCACATGTGTGCAAAGAAAACCGCGCAGCACCGTGAGTGAAATCACGGAAGACGACTGGGAAACAATCCGCCGGTTTCAAGCCACCGAGTTGAAAAAAAGGGAGGGCATTGATGCGCATCTGGACAGCATCCGGTCGGACTTGAACAAAATCACGGACAACACGTTTGACGAGGTGTTTGTCGCGCTGTGTGCGCGCATTGATGAGTTGAAAGACGAGCAGGATGCGACCCATTTGCAAACCGTTGGCGCGGCCATTTTCAACACCGCCAGTTCCAACCACTTTTTTTCTGCGGTGTACGCGCGGCTCTTTCATCAGCTCTTGCAGAAATACGACGCAGTGTTCAAGGTGGTGTTTCAGACCAATTTTGACCAGTTCATGGCGCTGTTCAAGACCATAGAGCACGCGGACTCCAAAAAAGACTACACCCGGTTTTGCGAAGTGAACAAGACGAACGACAAGCGGCGCGCCATGAGTTTGTTCATCATCAATTTGATGAAGGTGGGCGTTGTCACCACGGCCCAAGTCATGGACATTGTGCAGCAGTTGCAGTCGCTCATAAAAGAGCACTTGCGCCAGCCCAACCACGCCAATGAAGTGGAGGAGCTGACCGAAAACTTGTTCATTATTTTGAAGGACGCGCACTCGCATTTGAAAACGGCGCACGACGAGGAATGGCAAGCCGTCGTGCTGGAGGTGGAGTACAACAGCCAACTGAAACCGAAAAATCCAAAGTACCCCAGCATCACGAACAAAACCATTTTCAAGCACATGGACATCCTGGATGAATTAAAAAAGAACTGATGAAAGCCATGAACACATAACATAACCCCATAAAAACATAAAAACAATGCAGCAATTGTCTTTATGAAGCGATCAAATGGAAGAAGAACCAAATCGGGTTGAATTGTGTATAGATGACGACGAAGAGGAAGCCATGGAATCATCGGTGTCAACGTACGACAGCATGATGCAATCCCTGCACGAAGAGTTGAACGCGGCGACGATCACGGCAGAGTTTGATGATGACTTTGATCTTTTCAAAATGGATTGTGCAACCGCAAGTTCGTTTGACTACGAGATGAATTACACAATCAAGCAACTGAAGCACATTGCGGGGTACTACGGGTTGAAATGCAAACCCCGAAAGGCGGACATGATACAAGACATTGTGCTTTTTGAAACCGATGACGCCAATGGCGACATGGTTGCACGGCGTAAACGGTTGTTTCATTACGTGGACATACTGAAAACCGATGACTACCTGAAATCATATGTCATCATGTAATCCGTATTTTTTTGCGTGTGTGCAGAAATTTACTGCGACGCCTTGCCCCTCCCTTTCTTTTTTTGTAGATTGTTGTTTTGATTTTAGGTTTTGCGATTGTGTGCTTTAATGCAGATGGCGGCCTTGCAGAATGCCGTGCCCTAAGTGGAAGCGAAGCGGCTGGAAGCGAAGCGGCTGGAAGCGAAGCGGCTGGAAGCGAAGCGGCTGGAAGCGAAGCGGCTGGAAGCGAAGCGGCTGGAAGCGAAGCGGCTGGAAGCGAAGCGGAAGAAGACAAAGGCATAAATGATTTTTTAAATACGTTGTTAAACACGGACATGATTGCATCGGATTTTTTCGTGAACAATGGATTGGCGATTTTTGAATTGGTGCATATCAGGTGGTCTCCATAAAATGACGGAAGCAACACTTGCGTTAGTCCAATGAAGAATTTAAAAAAAGGATTGCTACTGTTTGGATTTGCGAACGCATTGGAAGTGATGATGTACACACGATCACGACCAATTGCGGAAAACATTTGTTTCAATAAAGTCAACCGTCCGATTGATGATTCCTCGCCAATGCAATCAGAAAAAAGATACTTTGCATAATCATTAAAATCACTCTTTACGTGATCGCGATTTTGCACAAAACTAAAATCCAACCCGCCTAGTTGACTTAACAACAAGTCAAAATCAAAAAAATACAAGCGCGACTGCGGCTGTTCGTATTCGTATGATTCGTATGCAATGATTTGACCAATCATGTCCGGAGTTATGCCACGTCCAACCGACATTCTATCGGTGGATTTTATGAACTGCTTAAAATGAGCAGAAAATGTGTCATCATATTGTTTCAATGCACTGTAGTCAGCATAATTTGTGATTTTTTGGTTCAGCGGGGTTCCTTCTGCATCATAAAAAGAAATTGGGCCCGGGGGGCAATGCACACTTTGCAGATTTATGGATTTGGATTTGGCGACTGATTGCACATCATGTATGTTGCCTTCATCATCGTCAAAAAACAAATGCACATAGGGTGGGATAACCGAAAGGTTAGAGTCCATGTTAATCTTATACTACAATAATAAATTATTTGTGCATTTGTGCATTTGTGCAAATGCAAGAAACAGTATATAAAAATAAATGAAGTATAAACTGCATTGATTCATGACGGCGGCCAAAGAAGAACGCGCACTGCAGTTGGAACTGCACCGCATGAGCCGTATGAATGCGGAAATGATTTCCAAAAATGCGGCACTGGAGGCGGAATGCACCCGGTTGCGCGCGATGGCAAAGCAGGAAGCCGAAAAACATGCCGCTAAAACGGATGCAATGATGAAGCAGTACCAAGCGATACAAACCGCACAACAAGAAATGACGGAGGCCATGCAGCGCGAACGCCAAGCCACGACGGCGCAATGCGAAGAAATGCAGCAGCAAATGCAGCAGCAAACGAAACAGCAGTTACAGCAAGAAATGTCAAACCAACGCCAGTCCAATCTCGTTGAAGTCATCGCGATGAAACGCAGATTGGATGCGCAGTATGCCGAAACCATTGCCATCAAAACTGCGGAATTGGAAGCCGCACGAACGGCCCTGGAAAATTCGCTCGCAGACGAAAAAAAGGCGCGCGTTCAACGCGAACAGGAACACATGCTGTATTTTTTGACCCGCACGGAAGAATTTGAAAAGAATAAAGCCGCACAGCTGGAAACGGCCAAGCGCCACTTTGATGCCGAATGCAAGCAACGGCTAGAGGAACAAGACAACCTGGAAGAACAACGGCGACTGCAATGCGCGCGTCGCATGGAAGAACTGGATCAAATGGAAGAACGGCGCCGGATGCAATGCGCGCGTCGCATGGAGGAACTTGACGTGCGCGCGGCACAGCTGAAGGCCGAACGACTGCAATTTGAAACCGACTGCGTGCAACGGCTGGATGCCGAAAAACAGCGGCAACGTGAATTGGAATCCCAAATTGACAAGTATCTCGCGCACATGGAAGAACTAAACAAAGCGAAGGCGGATGCTGCAAGGCAGTTGGAGGCGGCCAAACAGGAGCTGGAGGAGGAACGCACCAAGATGCGTGCGGCCGCCGAACAAACGCTGCAATCCGAATTGGAATCCCAGAACAGTAAACATCTCGCGCGCATGGAAGAGGTGAACAAGGCGAAGGCGGATGCTGCGAGGCAACTGGAGGCGACCAGGAATGAGCTGGAGGAGGAGCGCAACGGGCTGTTTGCGGCCGCCGACAAACGGTTTGAAGACCATGTGCAAAAACACGCGATGAAAATGATGCAGGCCATTTCTTTCTCTCACGTGTCTCGCGCCGTTTCTGCAAACTACGCGCACATGCGCATGATTTGTCATGGACTGGATTTCAACGAAAAACGGGTGTTGATTTATTCGCACTATTCCGATAAAGAAGAGGTGGAGAGCTACAATTATTTGACGCTGGAACAAATGGAAAACCGGTTTGATTACGTGATTGTGCTGACGAATTGCCCGAACCAGTGGCAGTTCGCCAGCCCCGACTACAACAAGTTTCACGTGTTGTGCTACAATTTCAAGAGCGACTTTCGTAATTACGGCGTCTTCATCATGCAGGCGGGAGGGCAGTTGAAGCGCGCTTCGCAAGTGTGCATCATGAACGACTCGTTTGTCGTGGTGGACGTGGCGGCATTTGACCGGTGCATGCGCCACACGTTTGCGCAGGCCTGTGATTTCACGGGAATTACCAGCAGTTATGAAAATGTTTATCACATACAGTCGTATTTCATGTGTTTCAACAATGCCGCCACGGTGGGCGCGGTCGTGGATTATTTTGACGCACACGGACTGCCGATGAACCATCACGCCGCCATTTCGTTGTATGAACTCGGAATCACGAAGCACCTTGTTGACAAGGGGTTCGTGCCGTTTGCCGCGGTTTCAAACAAGGAAATGCCGGTTCCGTTGAACACCACGTGTTTCAAATGGTCGGCCGTGTTGCAGGCCACGGGCATTGTGAAACGGCAGCACTTTTTAAAGCAGTACCCGTCGCGAATCGCAATGACGGATCTTAATACTGCGCTGGTCGCCGTTAAATTTTCCGAAAACAAGCACTTTATCCACTTTTTAAATTATCACGGAATAAAATGGGATTGAATTGCGAATATTTAAGTAAGGGTGCAATATATATGCATATATATTCCAATGTCATCTCTCCGAAGTTTCCACGACATGCAAAATGTGCTGTTCATCAATTTGGATTCGCGCATAGACCGGCGCACCCATTTTGAATCGCAGTTCCGAAAAATGGGGCTGCAACCGCAGCGCTTTTCGGCGATTCGGAATGCGGACGGCGCCATTGGGTGCAGCATGAGCCACGTGGCGTGCATGGAACTGGCGATCAAAAACGGTTGGGACCACGTGCTCGTGTGCGAAGACGACGCCACCATTACCAACCCGGGCCAGCTGGTGCACCAGTTCAACCAATTTTTGGCTCGGTTTGGTGACGCGTGGGACGTGCTGCTGCTGGCCGGCAACAATTACCAGCCCTTCCAACAAGTCGCACCCGAAGCCGTGCGCGTGGCCAACTGCCAAACCGCCACCGCGTACTTGGTGCGGCGCCCCTATTTTGAACGGCTGCTGGCCAATTTTAAGGAGGGACTGAAAAACTTGATTGCGAACCCATCCCGGCAACCCGAGTATGCGATTGATCAATACTGGAAACTGCTGCAGCGCACGGATCGCTGGTATTTAATCGTGCCCACTTCAGTGATTCAGCGCCCCGATTACAGCGACATATGCCGACAGCACGTGGATTACAGCAACGCAATGACGCAAGTCAATAAAAAATGGTACGGGAACGGGAACCTAAGGTTCCCGTAAACCCTCCTCCTCCTCAGAAAACCTACGGAACGGGAACCTAAGGTGCCAAGCATTGCGTCCCGTAAACCCTCCTACCGGGGAACATAATGTTCCCCGAACCCCATCCTCCTAAACGGGAACGGGAACCTACTGTTACTGTTTGGCCTCCCCCACATTGGACAGCGCATCCGCGCGCTGGTTTTTGTCCCGATACACGTGATCGTAATCAATTTTCGCGAATTTGGCTGCCAGGGTGACGGCGCATGTGTGCAGCGGCACCAGTTTGGGCGAGTTCACCTTGTATTTGCCCTGCATTTGCCGGATGACGAGCTGGCTGTCGCCGCGCACCTGCAGCTCCGTGATTCCCTGCTTCAAGGCCGCATTCAGCCCTAGTATGAGCCCGGTGTACTCCGCTTCGTTGTTGGTTGTGCTGTGCCCGGCAAACACGGATTCCGCAAACACTTCGTTGCCCGACGCGTCGTATATGACGGCGCCTGCGCCCGCGCGTCCCGGGTTGCCCTTGCTGCAGCCGTCAAAGAACATGGTGTGCATGCTATTTGTTATTGCGGGTTACGATAGAGAAGAGAATATGTCCAAATCAATTTTTACTATTATTTCAATGATTCAAATTTAAATAATAGAATGCAATATGTATTATTTGCCATGGCCGCTACCATAACACACGCGCTTTACATCAATCTGGACGCACGCACGGACCGCCGCGCGCACGTGGAAGCGCAACTAGCCGCCCTTAAAAATTCCCAAATCGGGATGCCGAACCTGGCCGCCGAGAGATTCCGCGCCATTAAACACGCCACCAGCGGCGCCATCGGGTGCAGCATGAGCCACTTGTCCTGCATTCAGCTGGCCAAGCAGCGCGGCTGGGACCACGTGCTGGTTTGCGAGGACGACGTGCTGTTCACAAACGTGCCGCTGTTTTTGGCGCAATTGTCTAAGTTCATGGCCACCGTGCCGCAGTGGGACGTGGTGCTGCTGGCCGGCAACAACGTCCCGCCGTATCGGGTCGTGAACGACGCGTGCGTTCAAGTCGGGAGCTGCCAAACCACGACGGCCTACATTGTGCGGGCGCATTACTACGACGCGCTCATTGCGAATTACCGCGCGGGCATAAATTTGCTTATGCGCAACCCTACGAATAAGCTTGAATACGCCATTGACCGGTACTGGTTTGAACTGCAGCGCCGAGGCCGCTGGTTCTTAATCACGCCGCTCAGCGTCGTGCAGCGCGAGGACTACAGCGACATTGAGCAGCGCGTCACAAACTACGGGCAACTGATGCTGGATTTGGACAAGGAGCAGTTGATGCGACGGCGAATGGAACGCATGCAGTTAAATAAATAATAAATAATGAATAATGAATCACGGCGGGGTGCCCGTTTCAAACTCGCACAGCAGTCGCGGGCTTGTTACCCCGTACGTGTAATGTGTGGCGTGGCCGAACTCGTACTTGGATTTAACCATCATTGTTTCTTCCTTTTCTTTTTCTTTTTCTTTTTCCTTAATGTCATTTTCCATGATAGTTGAATCTTTCTTAGTGCGATTACTACAGCAGCACGTATATAAAGAAAATGGTTCTATGGCATTGTTTACATTTACATTTGCATTTGCATTGGTAGGCGTCAGATTCGGAGATGCAGGACCTAAAATAGGACTAGATTCCGGACTTATTATTTTTTTGTATGTCGCAAACATTTGAATGCAAATGTGATTTAAACGGTTTATATTTACATGATGTAATGTGTCTTGATTTATTTTTTTTAGAAGACAATGTCTGAAATGGGCATCACGTTTTCCACGTGCTGGTACTCGTTCAAAGCCAAGTTTGATTTCGCCACGTACGCGCAGTGGATCCGCAACATGCTGTCCAACGTGCGCACGTACAACCTCGTCATTTACACGGACGAAGCGGGGCGTGCCGCATTCAATTTTGACGCGTACGCCGCCGTGAATCCGCGCATTCGCGTGATCATTAAGCCGTTTGAATCCTTCCGCAATTACGCGCTAAAGGACGCGTGGGTCGCCAACCATGCGAAAAATGCGCTGCTGAATAAGTGGGTGGACTGGCGCGTGAACGCGCTGTGGTCCGAAAAGGTGCACTTTGTTAACGAGACTGTGAACCAGAAGTACTTTGACACGGAGTACTACGGCTGGTGCGACATTGGGTACTTCCGTTGTCGGAATAAGCAAGACTTGACCATGTCACAGCTGCGCGGATGGCCGAACCCCGACAAAATTGCAGTGCTTAACCCTGCCAAAATTTACTACGGCTGCGTAAACAACGACTGGTCGCAAATGGAACACTGCATCCGGACATTGAATGATCCAAACCAACCCAAACAGCTGGACCCGCGCTTGAATTTCATCGCCGGCGGGTTCTTCATGCTGCACAAGTCCAAGGCGGAGTGGTGGGCCGTCACGTACGATGCCAAGCTGCACCGTCATATGGGCCAAGGGCGGATCGTGAAAGACGACCAGCAAATCATCGTGGATTGTGTGTTTTCAAAAGACACGCAATCCAACTTCCATATTTGTCGGGAAGAGGGCGGCAAATACGACGTATGGTTCCTGTTTCAGCGCGCGCTGCTTTAATATAAACATGTGCAACAATGCATTTTATTTTGCTGAATGGCCGCCTGAATCATTGCAGACACATCCAATCCAGGCGCGTGCAGGCCCGCAGCGCACGGGTTGTAAACGTGCTCCATCGCAAACGCGCTCGCTTCCTCGCTGCTGGGCACCCAATACACGTCTTCATGCGCCTTAAGCCAGTACGCGAAATAAACGTCTTCGGGGACGCGCACGCCGTCATTCTGACTTGCATTCGGGTAAGGGTGATTGCGCGTGACGGCCAGCATGACGCGCACATTGCGCAGCGACAGCCCGCCGTTTCCCACCGTCATCTGTAAGGGACATCTCGGTCGCAGCGTCGCACTAACGCCATAATCAGCCCACGGCGCACCCACGTAATCGTACTTCAAGAACGCATCTATGGCGTCGCCGCCTTTCAGTAGCAGCGTGTCGCACTGAAAAATCAGCGCGTGTTCGCATTTGAACAGGTCCAATAAGCACTGCCAAAACATCGGGTCGCCCAGCATGGCGCTGTACTCGCCCGTGGTCAAGTTGCGCTGGGTCATGCGCACGTAATGAACGCGGTCATCCGGGAAAACGTCGCTTAAGCCGTCCTTCACAAAGTGTTCGTTGTCGGGGCCGTGATACACGATCAAGCCCCACCCCGTGTGCTGCAGCAAGCACATGAAGTTCTTAATCACGGGAATGAGGTTCGGGTGCTGGCGCGGCTCCACAATCACGCAGAACTTGCGCGCGGCGTGCTTGGGCTGCATGTGTCGGAATGCGTCGGCACCCAGATCCGCAAACGTCCGCAAATATTGTGACCAAGCCAGTGTATTCATGCAAATGATATGCGGAATGTGTATTGGTATTGCGTTATTGCTTTAATTATTACACCGGCCGAAAATAAAAGTGAGACAAAATCTCATTAAAAATGGTTATATCAAGGGTTTTCTGATTCAGAATTTATGCGATACCTAATGTTCTATCAAGGGAAAGGTTCGGAGGAGGGGTGCGGGGCGAAACGCAGTGCCTTGTGAACGTAGTTCCCCGGTCCGTAGGTTTTCTGATTCAGAAGTCAGGCCCGCCCGTGAATGCCGCCACCTCGTTGGCAGCGGATCCACCGGCGGAAGAGCTCTCTTCAAATTGTGCAATGACGTAGAACCCCATCAAGGCGGACACATACACGAGCAGCGCGTCGCGAAACACGAACTTCAGCGGTTTGGGCTCATCTTCTTCGCTGGATTTATTGCTGTTGGTGAACCGCAACTCAATGAATTTGGCCACCAAAAACACAAAGGCAATGATGCCACTCACAACGTATGCGTTGCTGTTCATGTATTCACTTGTTTGCTAAAGTGTGTATATACTACCAAAAAATGAAACATTTGTGCATTTTTACGAATCAATCCTAAATTTCGGCCAAGCTTTTCGGCCAAGCCAAGCTTTTCGGCCAAGCCAAGTTTTTAGGCCAAGCTAAGTTTTTAGGCCAAGCTTTTCGGCCAAGCTTTTCGGCCAAGCCAAGCTTTTAGGCCAAGATTTCAATGTCATCCAGCTCAGGTGTATCAAAATTCAACTTTTTGTAGGGTTCTTCAATGGGCTGCACGTCAAACACGTCCAGCTGCACGTCTTCGCCAATATTGATTCGGTCCAGCGCGTCTTCATCATCTTCCGCTTCCTGCAGCTTGCGCTGCATGTAGCGCTCCTGGCTGATTTGTTCCAACCGCTCCTCCGTCTTGGGTGCATGAATGACGTGTTCTGCATTGTTTGTGTCAATGGCGCTGTCCACGTCGTTGAATTTGATAGAAGCAGTGGAAGCAGTGGAAGCAGTGGACAATGGCGATGACGGAAATGCGTCGGGAGGAACGGGATCAACCCCTGCAGCAATGGCCGCAGCAGTTGGCACCGAATCCGATTGGGATTGGGCGGGTTGTTGTTGTTGTGATTGCTGTGCTGCTGCTTCATCCACCACCGCCTCTTGCGACACTATTTCTTCCTTAATTTTGACTTCCGTGTGGTCCTCTATGGTTTCATCCATGTAGGTCTTGAGAATGAGTTCAAGCGGGATGCTGTCCCGTATGCTGTCCAGAATGCACTCCTTAATGATGATCTCCAATTCGCGCCCGTTCTTCTGCACCGACAGGGGCGGAATGCCGCGCTCAAACAAATACACGTTGGTGTACAGTTTGCGCGCGCAGTGCACGTACACCTTGTGAATGAACTCGTTCAACGACGGCACGTCAATGTCCACCTTTTTCTGCTTGGTGCCCACCCGCATGCAGGTCAAGCTCTTCAGCTGAATGATGTGCACGCACGTCACCAAATCCGCCAAGTACCCGCACCCGCTGCGGTCCACAATGCGCTGCGTCTCCTGCTCAATAATCGTGGCGTTCCACTTCGGCACGCGCGAGAGAAAATTCTGAAACGTCATCAAATATTTACCGGTTTCATTGTTTTGTTCGCACAGCTTCCACGCCTCGTCAAAAATGGAGCGGAACCCTTCGGACATCATAGGTGCTAAAATGTTGACCAACCGGGCGCACCATTCATTGCGAGACTCCTGCAGGTTGGAAAGAGAGAAGTCGTCCATTGCTGAGGTGATGAGGGTTTACATAAATGATATATTTTCTAAACTGTCATTGGAACGAAAAAGCATGAAATGCAGCATGAACAACATCAACAATTTTTCGTTCCTAAATTCATGGCGCGCCTTTTGGAAGGCAATGAGCTTCTCGTATTTTTGATCCGCCGGCATGTCGGATGCTTCCAGCCATTGCAACAGGTCCATGCTGCTGTACGCCCGCTCATGTAATTCATTTGCCAATTGAATGATGCCGTCCGCAGTGTACGTGCGCTGCAAGCAAACCGTTTTGTTCAACCATTCTGCGCGCTGTTGCTTGAACTTGTCCAGCGCAGGTCCCGCAAACGTCTTCCGCAACAGGTGCGTGTGCAAATTGGTTTGCACGCCGTCAATCACCGGTTCCGGAACGTGAATCTCGCAAAACCGCGACAGAATGGGGCGCAGCAGTTTGCATTTGTCCTCCACCACAATGAAGAACCGCGTGGAGTGGTTGAACAGCTCAATGCAGCGGCGCAGGGCGGACTGCGCATCCGTGGTCAACTTGTCTGCATTCAGTAGCACCACGCTTTTGAATATCTCTCCGTCCTTCAAGTCCACATTGGTTTTGGCAAAGAACTTCAGGTCCTCGCGGATAAACCGGATGCCCTTGCCGTGCGCGCAGTTCACGTGCATGACGTAATCCTTCAGCGCCACTTTGTCGTTGCCGTATATGCGACGAATGAAATTCCACGCCAGCGTGTTTTTGCCGCACCCTGACACGCCGTGGAATATAATATTGGGAATTTTTTTATGGTCAATGAAGTACTGCAGTTTCTGCTGCACGTCGCCGTGAATGTCCAACAAGTCCAAGGGTTCCGTTTTGGGCTTCTTGACCACACGAACCCGGCGGGGTTTTAAAACGGGTTCACTCATATCTACGCAACATGATCGCGTTGACTTTAATACCTTATTTATTAAAAAAAATTGATTTAAACATGGTTTGAGGACATATATAACACAATACATTGACACATTGTACCATACCATACCATACCATACCATACCATACCAATACAATGTCATGGGCATCTATAGTCAAGAAAAACATCGGGGCAACGGAACCAACCACCGCAAGGGAACCGGAACCAACCGCCGCAAGGGAACCGGAACCACCATGTGATGATTTTCACAAATGGTTTCGCCGCGAAATTGGAGTGAACCAAGAATCGTTGGCCCAAATTGAAAAAGAAGATGAGGCACAATGCAGACCAAATTGGGTCATGTTGAAACGTCCAGATGCACCACAAGTAATTCCCGTTTTCAAAACAAGAGAGGAATTGCATGATTGGGATTATTCGGAACTTCTCAAAAACCAAAAATATTCGGATGAAGTGTTTGAACAGCGCACGCAAGAGTGGCGCATCAAAAACAATTGGTTGCTTCCTCCCATGAAAACCAAAGTTTCCAAAGATGAACAGACCCGAGGGTTTTATGTGGAACATGACCATAAACACACCCCCATTGTTTTCTATGTCACGCCTTTCAGCACGGAACGCGATCTGGCATTGACTCAAACACAAGAATGCATGGAAGACATGTTGTGGTGTCTCATTCATTCGCGTTCCGATGAGCTGGTGGCATGCAAGACGGTGGCCGAGTTCAAAGCGCTGTTTGAACGCAACATTCGCTTGGAACCCGAATTGCGCCATGTTCATCTTTACAATCGTAACCGAAAACATAGTTTCCCGCTCAAAATGCTTTGGCTTCTTTCACAGAAAGCAAACGTGTTCCCCGGCAAGGCGCGTCCCGGAACCGCTCGCTGGACCAAAGACCCGGTCCAACCACCCTCCAGTGATTATTGCATGTGGCCAGTGTTTGACCCTACAACTTATTCCAAGAGCATGATCTTCTTCAGCTCGCGCAAGTTTCGCGACTCCAACAATGCGATTGTCATCGGCAAATATGGCGGACGCGAAGAAACCGGCATTTGCGTGGTTCAACAGTTGAAACAAACCGGGGATGCAGCCCCCATTCGCTGGCTACTCTCTGCAAAAGAGCTGCGCGAAATGGAACGCGTTACGTTTCACCCTGAGTGCTCCCCCTTTCGCGAATCGGTTGAATATGACAGCGATTGGTATGATGATGACTGGTTATGATTACGTGAATTTGAAAAATTTAAAAAAAAATTGAATGCATGAAACGTCCCGTTTTTTTCATAACAGTACACAATTCATTCCGTTCATTCCGTTCATTGCATTCATTCATTCATGCAATCCGACGACGCAAACAACGCAAACAACGCAAACAACGCAAACAACGCAAACAATAGCACCATTAAGGACGAGATCCACGGACTGCTGTCCGCCTGCTTACCCGATGACCTAAAGGAGAAGTACGCCGAATTCTTGGCCAATCAGGCTGCCCCTGTCCCTGTCCCTGCCCCTGCCCCGACACCACTGCTTTCAGTGAACACCTGGAAACACACCAAGGCATTCACCAACAACAAAAGAAGAGAAACGCAGACGCAGTATTACGTTCGCATGGCCGCCGCGCCCGAAGTGATTGATCTGGTGAGTCTGGACTCCAAACCGTTCGGCACCGTGGGCGAAGCCATGATGGCAGAGCTGTTTCAAATGGCGCCAAGAACGTCCAGCCAGAACGACGGCGTGTTTGAGGGTCGCAAATGCGAAATCAAATGCGCCCGATACTGGGCAGGAAACGACGAGTGTCGGTGGCAGCATTTGGAACCCGAGCATGATTACGAGTTTGCAATGCTGGCCATACTAGATTTCCACGAATGGAAGGTGTGGTGCATTTCAAAGGCACTCCTTATGAGCGAGCTGCGTGAAAAAAAGGTCGTCACGTTCCAAGGCAAACAGGGCTGGTGGACGCTGAAATCGGCCATCATGCCGTACCTGACGCCGATTCACGGTCTGGAGTGCTTGCGCAAATTTGTCAGCGCTCTTCCAAAATAAATTGTACGCATGTATTATAGGTAGACGTATATGCAAAATGGAACCCACGGGAAATGATGGCATGGTTTACGATTACATGGGCATAGACGGGGTATACCGTGGGGAAATCAAAAATGGAATTCCCCACGGAGTAGGTGAATACACGTACAATGACCCGAATGATGCAACGAACAATTTACGCATTCAAGGAACATGGCACGACGGTGTTCTGCTAAGTGGCACCCGTTATCAAGGTGATGCAGGTGATGAATGTGTATTTACCGGATTTTTTCATGCAAATGGGCATGCAAGGGAAGGTACAATGACGTTTAGTGGCGGTGTGGAATTTCATGGAACATTCAATGATGAGGGCGATTTCAAACATGGCAGAATGACGCACCTAGGAATTGATAGGAACGGATGGTATGAGGGAGATTTTGTGGATGGGACACGCAATGGAACAGGTCAGTTGTATGAGGATGGCGTGCTTTTCACCGGAACCTGGAAAGATGATTTTTTACACGGCAAAGGCACAATGAAAGTGCCAAATGGCACAATCTATGATGGTATGTGGAATGATCACCATTTTGACGGTTCAATATTGTATAGCAATGGCGTGAATCGTGAATTCATTGGTTATCTCAAACATGATGGCGAGAAGGCAGTGGGGCATAGTGAAGACATGTCAGTGACAAACAGCGGCCACCATCTTACATATGAAGGGGATTTTGAGGATAACATGCCAGTGGGTTTTGGATCAGTCGCATGGTTCGGCAAATTGTTTAATGTTACATTGCCCGTGTTTAGTCATGCGTTTACTTCATTTTGCATTGTGTCCCCCAAACAATACAGACAGTTAATTCAAGCAGGAATTTTACAAAAACTGGAGGATCCCATTAGTTTGGATGTGATTGATTTAAATACCCGCAAATTTCACCTGCTTCATTTCGGTTTAAAATTGGATCAAACCGCCGACGTTCAATTATGGCATCCAGTAGACATACTCGCGGCAGCATCAATGAAACTCAACACATGCCCACTTTGTCGGCTAGACTATCCCCGCCCCCTGATGGATTGGATTAAACGGGAAGCACGTAAAGTCGAATCAGCAGCGGCAACCCGAATACAGCGGTTTGTTAGATCCAGAACCAGAACAAAAAAACGCGCCAGCGCAGCAACCAAAATACAGCGGTTTGTTAGATCAATGCAACACAAAACACGACGCAAGAGCCATGGCGGCACTAAGCGAAGCGGCACTAAGCGAAGCAACAATAAGAAGAGAAAAAGCAAGCGAACTGCGAAGCTTCGTTAAACAATTATTTGCATTACACTACGTCCATCATGTCGCGCGCACAAATACATATGTGCATTCCTCCGTTTTTTTATGATCGCTTGCGGCTTTTTGCCCCGGGCGCCGGCTGTTGGCCATTGTGAACACCGTGTCGTCCAAAAGGCGCCACCCGTGCTCGCCGTGAATCCGGATCACATCGTCCAGCAGGTCGTACTTTTTGTCGGTTTTGAAGTTCTTCACGCTCCAGCAGCTGTACTTCACGCCGAGCCGAATCACGCCGGCGATGACTGGGTTTAAGAAGTCATTTAGCCATGCCTGGTAGCCACCCACTTGGACGCTATGAACGCTCTGCGTCGGCTCGTCCGAGTACAGTTCCAGGTTGTAATACGGCGGGCTCGTCAGTGCAATGTCATAAGTGCCAAGCGATTGTTGCAACGCCACTTCGGCGGGCTTGTTAATAAGGGTCACGTTGGTGAGCCCCAGCTCGTCGCGGATGGCACGCAGCGCCGCATACGTCTTTGCGCAGGGGTCAATACCTGTGTAATGCACTTTCAAGGAGGGGGAGACGAGCTCCCCCCTCAAACCCCCCGCAACGGAGGGGGAGACCCCCGCAAAGGAGGGGCTTTCTACGCTTTTGGCGCCGATCATTCGGCCGCCCCAGCCCGCGCACACGTCCAATACACGCACGTCCGTCATGGCATCCTTGGTGGCAAGGTAAGCCACCACCTTTTTCGCCATGAGCGGGCGGTACATGGTCACCTTGCCCAGCCCGTTGGCGAATGACAGCGAGCGAATGATTTCGGACGCGTATGGCGTGGAGTGCTGTGCGCGGTTGAAACGCAGCGCCTTTTCCAGGCACGGCTGCGTCCACAACGACTCCACGGAGTGCCCCTTGTAATTTCGCACGGCGTGGAAGTGCTGCATGTGCTTTCGCAGCACCTTCATGCCCGCCACCTCCGTGGCCGAAATGGTCATGGCATTGACGGTCGCGTCCTTTTTTAATAATAGAGCCCAGTCCTTCTGTATGTCGGCGTCTGCATATGTTTCACGCAGCACCCCGTTGGCTTCCAGTTCGGCGGCCAGCTGAGGTAGCAGCGCTTCAAACTCCGCGTCCGTTAAATTGGTGAGCGCGTGCTTGCGGTTCAATATTGATTTCAACATTGATTTGAATGATACATTAATACCATTCAAACTAGAGCACGGTCTAATTCAATTTTTGCATGAATACACTAATTCTTTCCAATGATTATTTCCACATTCATTTTCTCATTTTTCTTTACACGATTGCATACGCGGCTTGTGTGTCTTGTTGCACCATGTCCGCAATGAGCTGCTGGAACGAGGTGCGCGGGCGCCATCCCAGCACGCGCGCCGCCTTGGACGCGTCGCCCCACAGCACGTCCACCTCCGTGGGCCGGTAGTACTTTGGATCAATGAAAACAAGGTCTTTGCCGGTGACCTCGTCGTACCCCACCTCGTCGGCGCCCGTGCCGCGCCACTTGATTCGGATGTTGGCCATGCCGAACGCCAGCTCAATCATTTCGCGCACGCTGTGGGTTTCACCCGTGGCCAGCACGTAGTCGTCCGGCGCGCCCTGCTGCAGCATGAGCCACATGCCCTCCACGTAATCCTGTGCGCTGCCCAAGTCGCGCTGCGAATCAATGTTGCCCATGACCAGCCGGTCCGTCTCGCCGCGCAGAATTTTTCCCAATCCCAGCGTGATTTTGCGCTCCACGAAGTTGTGGCCGCGGCGCACGCCGCCGTGGTTGAACAGGATGCCGTTGGACGCGTGCATGCCGTACGCCTCGCGGTAATTTTTGACGATCCAGTACGCGTACAGCTTGCCCACCGCGTACGGCGAGCGCGGATAAAACGGCGTGGTCTCGCGCTGCGGCATCTCCTGCACTTTGCCGTACAGCTCGCTGGTGGACGCCTGATAAAACCGGGCAACCGAATCCAGGTTGTTATTACGGATCGCTTCCAGCAGCTTCAGCGTGCCGAATGCGTCCGTGTCGGCCGTGTATTCCGGCATCTCAAACGAGATTTTCACGTGCGACTGCGCGGCCAGGTTGTAAATCTCCAGGCGCTCCATCGCTGGGTGCGTCGTCTTGATGTGGTTCAAAATTTTGTACAGACACGCACCGTCCGTCATGTCACCGTAGTGCAGCTTCAGGGCGGGATTATGAAACAAGTGCGCAATGCGCGCCGTGTTGATGGTGGACGAGCGCCGGATCAAGCCGTGCACCAAATAGCCCTTGCCTATCAGCAGCTCGGTCAAATAGGACCCGTCCTGACCGGTGATGCCGGTGATGAATGCCACCCGTTGCTGCATTGGCTGTGACATAGTTGAGAGAGAGGACACTAATTCACTCATAACCAATTATGATTGTAATGTATTAATTCATTTAAATTAGTTAAATGCAAAACATTATGCATCACATTATGCATCCATCATCTCTCGCATCCATGCCAGCGATTGGCTTACTGCAACCGCACCCCCCCCTTCCCCCATTGTGTGTGCTGGTGACTGGCGGATCCGGACTGGTTGGGTCCGCGCTGCGCGACGTGTGCGGACCTGAATTGAAGTACCAATTTATTTTCGCGTCTTCGCACGACTGTGATTTAACCGATTATGATGCCACCTTGCGATATTTCCACATGGTTGCGCCGCACGCGGTCATTCACCTGGCAGCGGCAGTGGGCGGTCTGTTCAAAAACATGCGGTGCAAGGTGGACATGTTTGAAACCAACATGCGGATAAACATGAATGTGCTGCGCGTGTGCCATGAATTGGGGGTGTCCAAGGTGGTGAGCTGCCTATCCACGTGCATTTTTCCGGACGACAAAACGAAGACGGAACAAATTAACGAGTCCATGCTGCACGCCGGCCCGCCGCACGCATCCAACGAAGCGTATGCGCATGCCAAGCGCATGCTGGAAGTGCAGTCGCGCTGCTACAGGGAACAGCACGGTCGCAACTACGTGTGCGTCATTCCCACCAACATTTACGGCCCGCACGACAACTTCAACCTGGACGATGCGCACGTGATTCCCGCGCTGGTTCACAAGTGCTACTTGGCCAAGCGGGATGGGGTGCCGCTGGTGGTTGCGGGGAGCGGCGCGCCGCTGCGGCAGTTCATTTACTCGCGCGACCTGGCGCTGCTGCTCATTTGGACGCTGGAACACTATGATGCAACGTCCGACGGGGATGCAGGCACAGGCGCAGGGACAGGCGCAGGCACAGGCACCCTCATTATCTCGGTGGACCCCGCCGATGAAATCAGCATTGCTGACGTGGTGCGACATATTGCCGACGCAATCGGTCTGGACAACGACATTGTGTACGACGCCGCGCAACCCGACGGCCAATTCAAAAAAACGGCGGACAACGCCAAATTCAAGCGCCTCTATGGTCGCGATGCGCCGTTTGCATTCACCCCGATTCGCCGGGGCATTCGGGAAACGGTGCAGTGGTTCGTTGAAAATTACGATGACGCGAGGAAATAGTTTTTTTAGCAGTTTAACATTTTAACATTTCAACATTTCAACATTAAAAAAAAAAATTGAAAGCCCTTTTTGGGAATGCAGTTTAAAGGCAGTTTAAAACAACAACAACAACAACAACGACAACGATGGCCACTATTATCAACAACGACAACGACAACAACAACAACAACAACAACGACCTCAATAACTCATCCCAACCCATTCAGGATGCATCAACTCAGGATGCCTCAACTCCAAGAACCTCGGACCCGGACCCCGCCTCCACCGCCACCGCCGTTGAAACGGGCGATGTGGCAGTGACAGCTGCTGTCAAGGACATGACCGTCACCTTTGTGCAGGACGTGAGCGGTTCCATGGAAGAACAGCGTCGCTCAGTTGTGAACGGCATCAATGAAATTGTCGGCGACCTCAAAAAGCGTTACGCTGCGCCATGCAAGCACCATGCAACCGTCTGCGTCATCAAGTTCTCATCGCATGACAACATCCGCATCGGTCCCACCATGCCGGTGCAGGATATGCCGGTCATGACTGTGGCCGACTTGAAATGCGATGGCTCCACGGCGCTGTGGGATGCCGTCGCGATTGCAATCGCCCGCATGAACACGGACAGCGCAGGGGTTCCCGCAACCACGTACATCTTCACGGACGGCGACAACAACGATTCAATGAGGCACACACAATCTGGCGTCAATGAAATGATTGCGGAAAACAAAAAAAAGAACCCCATGCATTCGGTGCTCTTCATTGGTTCGGACCCGTCTACCAGGCGCAACGCAGACGACATGGGGCTGGACCGCATGCACTCCATTCAACACGATTCCGACAGCACCCCGGTTGCATACGAGGTGTGCAGGCGTGCCCTGGGGCGCTGCGTGTCGGGCGACACTCAAAGCACCGAATTCAACGAATCCGACATCGTCCTGTCCGAAACACCGTCTCTGCGCCGAACAGACGACCAAGCGCACAGCAGCTGGGAGAATGTCAAGAGCGACGCGGTTGGCGATTCGCAACCTGATTCGCCACCTGAGTCTGACCAATTTGAATCGGACTACGCGCCCAGCCGAACTCAATCAAGCAGATGGTAAGTCCAATAACCCAATAACCCAACCCAATAACTGTGAATGAAAAAAATTATTACACTTTTTTCATTTATTTATTATACAGACATAGATACATGATCTACATTGAATACATTAACAAACGCATGGAAAACACGGAACCCAAGGAACCCAATGAGAACACGGATGAATCCGAAAAATCTAATGAATTCTTCGTGTATTTGCTGGAATCATCCTGCAAACGCGCCACGTATGTGGGCGCAACTGTGAATCTGGAACGCCGTCTCAGACAGCACAATAAGGAGCTAGCAGGCGGAGCGCACGCCACCGGCGCCCGAGTGGCCCGCGGCCAAACATGGCGTCGCGCGTGTCACGTGACCGGCTTCCCCACATGGCAATCCGCCCTCCAATTTGAATGGCGGTTTAAACAACTCACGCGCCGCGAACCGTCGCACCCCACTCAGACCCCGCTGGAACGCCGCAAAGCCGCGCTGCAAAAACTAGTTAATTTAACACAGTCCACGAGCAAGGCGGTCCCTTACGCCGAGTGGCCCTCCGGCGGCCCCGTCATCATCTGGGAATGAACTGAACTGAGAGAGCGAGCTTAAAAAAAGGCACCAGCCGCAATTTTCAATTCTTGTGCACCATCATTTGAGAGATATTCGCCCAATAATCCGGATAATATTCCGGATAATATTCCGGATAATATATGATATAATGTTACAATTTCTCTCTAGATGAATTTTGTAAAAACAACATTTTCCAAATTGTCACTGCATGTATGGTCACGCGCGTGTGCATCCCAAAAAGTTCCGCAAATTACCTAGTGCGCGTCGAATTTTCCCAAAAGTGTTTCGAGGTTTGGATTTTTGGACATACTTTTCTTGTCCATTTCTCAAAATTTTTTCGACTCTTGTGCAAATTCGAATCGAAAAAATAACAAAATTATTCAACCAACCTTGTAATAAAAAACGTGAGCATAATGCAGCGCTTAAAAAAAGGCACCACGGCGGCGCGTTTTTTGGCCCAAAAAAAACTTAAAAAAAGGCACCAAGATGGGTGCATTTTGGGGGACAAGAGCCTAAAAAACAGCATACGAAATATGCAAAAATATGCCATTTTTCACTGAAAAAATAGGCTAAAATAGGCTAAAATATTCTGCATCACCTAGGGAAAAAGCCTAAATAGGCTCTCAATAGGCCGACACCATTTATTAGCAGAAAATTCAGTTATTAATGCTGAAAATGCTTAAAGCATAATTTTTAATATTTTCATTGTATATATCTCAAAATCATTGCAATGGACTCCAAACCACCGAAGTATGTTTGCGAAGCATGCGAATATCACTGCAACAAAAAGAGTCATTATGTGCAGCATTGTGAAACTGAAAAACATAAGCAATCATCTAATAAAGCAAAGTTTGTTTGCGACGCATGCAACTATCACTGCAACAAAAAGAGTCAATATGTGCAGCATTGTGAAACTGAAAAACATAAGCAAATATCAAAAAAAGATTGTGAACCGATGGCCGAAATGAAGACGTTCATGGAATCCATGATAAAAATGCACAAGGATATGCTGACCACGTTTGTGGAAACAATGAAAGAAACCCCCTCGCAAGTTGCGCATGTCACGCACACAAATAATACGATTAACCACAACAATCACTTCAATGTGCAGGTGTTTTTGAATACGGAGTGCAAGGATGCGGTCAAGCTGAGCGACTTTGTGAAAACGCTGAAAATCACGCTGCAGGACCTGGAATTCACGAAGACCAACGGCATCGTGGAGGGCGTGGGCTCCATTATCGTTAATAATTTGAAGGGCATGGACGTGCACAAGCGGCCGATCCACTGCACGGACGCCAAGCGCGAAACCATGTACATTAAAAGTGACGAATGGATGAAGGACGACATGCACGAGCAGGTGAAAAAGTTCATTTACATGACGTCGTGCTACCAGACACGCGTCATACAGGATTGGATGGAGGCTCACCCGGGCTGGGAGAACAAGGAGAAAATGCACATGGAGTATCAGAGCATTTGCAAGGAGCTGTACAAGAACATTGAAAAGGACGAGGCCGCGCACCGCAAAATCCTGAAAATCATTGCGAAGGAGACGCACATCAACAAGGCGGAACTGATGGGACTCATGCAATAAAAGTTACAAAAATCCGAGAACACCGGCCCCTGCTTCGGGTTCCATGTATCCCCGGGTTTTATTGTTATGTTTGCCGTTGTTACCATTGTTACCATTGTTACCATTTTTGCCGCTGCGGGATCCATGGTACATGTGGTGGTGGTACACGTTCACTGCCCCAGCGTGTTTATGGCTATGGCTGTGTTGTTGAGTCGTCGTGCCGTCAATGGGCGCGTCCTTTCCCGGCACAAACTGTTGTTTGGATTTCTGCTTGTCGTTGGAGCACACCGTGTCCATTGGAACAAATTTGGAGCGATCAATGATGTAGTTTGGAGGAAGTGTGGGTTTGTCCTTATTTATGTCGGTCATGTAGCACGGATCAGTAGACCCGCCTCCACTGTCATAAGTTCCCCCGGATGTGATTGCAGGACACATGACCCCATTCGTTGGGTCATTAATACACGGATTAATGGTTGGGTTTCCATAAAAATCATTGGGATACGGCATCATGCCGTCATCCGCTGAATAGCATCCTGGAATCACACACTTGTTGTTATTACCGATTTGGATCGTTTTTGGTTGACATGTGGTTGCTGAACAAATGGGACCGGTTGAGCCTTGGCCTTTGCCTTGTCCTTGGTCGCCTTGTCCAGCTTGTTGTGCCAACATCTGGCACACGGTGTCATCCGTGTCGCATGTCAAGTATTTTTCACTGGTCCCAGTTGGCTGTTGGAATTTGTAATCACCATATTGGATGCATCTGGTGGTTGGGTCAGTGGGATCATAATGTTTAGTGCAATCGGCTGTGTACATGTAGTAACCACACGTCAAACAATCTTGGGCATCAATTGTGTAATCAGTGGGTCTAAATGCCGAGCAGTATTTTGTGCTGTAATCCGGTTCGCCATTTGGCAGCGTGGGATTAACACAGTTGCCGTCAATTGCTGCCATGGGGTCAAACACGGATTGCGTTTTTCCAATTTCCACGCACTTGTCCTTGTTGCAACCCGCAACAGGTATCCTCACACGGTCTCCTTTGTATCGGCCGCTGGTGGATGCAATGCCCTTCTTTTGCGTGGTGGTTGACGAAATTGATGTAGTTGTGTTATTGCGGTTTTCAAACGCCTCGGCCAGTTTGTCGTGTTTCATGAGCAGGTTGTCCAGCAAGTGGTCATGGTCTGAGCTGCCATCGGCGCTGCCAGCATTGCCCGATGCGTTGCGCTGTCCGGCAGCAGATGGTTCTGCCGACATTGGGGGATTTTTTCTGCGCATTTCATGCGTGGTGAACCCTTCTTCTGCATTGGATGAAGGCAACAACAAGATCACCACGCTCACAGCAATCACCAGCACGCTAAACAAAACAAAGTAATTCATGGACTCGGTTATGGGATATATAATTATATATTTGTGAATATAATTATTTTCAATGAGTTCCTATTTCATGATAAGGAGGGGTTTGGGGGAACCTTGGTTCCCCCCCCCTTAGCGGCAGCAGTAACTGTTCAGACTCTGCGTGTACGGGTTGTTGCGGAAGGCGTCCAATATTTCCGGGTTGATTCTCTCGCACTCAATGGCGTTGCGCGGGTAGTCCTGCGGCATGCGCATTTTGCCGTACGTTTCCACGGACGGCGGCATGTTCACGGTGTTGGGGCCGGGAGCAGCGGCGCCCATGTAGTTGCACGCGTTGGTATGCGGTTTGCGCACGCTAAGATTGACGTCATGACTCGCGAGGTTCATGTTGCCCTGGTTCGTCCACGACGTCTGCACCTTGTTGCAGTTGTTGCGCTGGTTGTAAGCGGCGTCGTACACTTGGTTGCCCATGTGCGCGCCCGCGCCACCCGCCGTCCCCATGTACTCCACGTCGGTGGTCGTGTCGCGCTGGTTTTCCACGGGCTGCTGGTCCGCCACCTGGTACCCCGCGTTCGTCTGGCGCTCAAAGTTCAGGTGGTTGAAATCCAGCAACGCGGACGTGGTTTCCTTAATTGTCGTGGGCAGGCGGTCGGCGGGGTTGAACACCGTGCCAGCCGGCACCGTCGTACCGGCATTCGCATACGCGCGCAGGTTGCCGATTGCGTTCTCTTTGCGAGACGGGCGCACCACGTCCAACAGCGGCGCAACCACGGCGCGAATGGCGCCAAACACGCCGCCCGGTGCCACTGCGTGCGCGGTGGTGCTGCGATTGTTGTGCAGCAACTTGAACCCCGTGCGCCCGTGATCGCCCGTGGATGCGGGGCGTTGATCCGACGCCGCCATGTTGATGGCGTGATGTTTGGTGGGATCCATCTGCTGTCGCTTGGACGGCTCCACTGCGGGCGCAGCGTACGTGGCCGCGCCGTTCTGCTCGGCACCCGCGCCAAAGTACTCCGACGTGGTGGAGGGACGGTTCACAAAGCGGTCGGCCTGAATGGCGCGCGCGGTTTGCGCCTTTTCCAAGCCCGTGGTGGTGAGCCAGCGGTCGGGCGTGTTCAAGTAAAACGTGTCGGGCAGGTACTTCTCCACCTTGCCCTGCGTGGCCGCGGTGGGCGCGTTCTGGATGTAGTAATACGCGGGCCCCTCGTGCGTTTCCAGGCCGAACGTGAGCTTGGGGTTCGTCTTCACGCGCAGCTCGTCCACGTTGCGGTCCACCCACTTGTCGCGCGCGTCCATGCCTGAATTGAAGCCGCCGCTGCCGGCGTCGGTGAAGCCCTTGTCCAGACCCGGCGCCACGTGCACCTCCTCCCACGGCTTCACGTTGGCCATGTTGCTGGACGGCATCTGGCGCGACTGCATGAAGTCGCTCGTGTTGGGTGTGCCGTACACGTAATTGTAATTCTCCTGCGGCTTGAACAGCGGCGCAACCTCCGTCTTGCTGACCCACTGCGACCCCGCGCCGTTCATGGTGTCCAGCACGGACTCGTGCACGTTGGCGTCCGTGGTGCGACCGCGGATTTTGGCGCCGAAGAAGGGCGCCATGTTGTTGTGCTTAAAGTCGGCGGCGTCCATGGGCTTGCCCGTCAGCGACATGACCTGGCGGCGCTGCTGGTAGGCGTCGCCAAACTGCGTTTTGCCGCCGAAGTCGGGACCGCCGTTGGCCACTTCCTCAAACACGGACTGCTCGTAGTACTTGTCGGTGGCGGCGTTGGGGTTTGGGAAGTTGGAGTACTCGTTGTTTGCGCCCGTCTTGGGCTTGAACACGGGGTAGTTGTCGGGAGGAACCGCCACGTTGGGCATGGAATTGACGGGCTTGCCCATGTTGACGTAGCCCTCTTTCACGGGAGCTGCCGCTGCACTAGAAGCAGCTAAAGGTTTGGGTCCGTCGTCATTCTTTCTTTGATTGGATAAAAGGTATGCACTGGCCAACCCAATGAGAGGAATCGCGAGTTCAGCCATGGTCTGAAATATGTGAATATATTATGTAATGATAAATACTAATATATGAATATACTTTTTATTTGTATTTCAACTCACTAATAATTGAGAATGGTTGCTAATAATTGCTAATAACTGGTGAACGGAACCAAAACTGTCTTAATGATTCGTTTGGCCGTCTTTCGCATGGCGGTCTTCACGGCGGGCGAATAATCGGTCGCTGGATTGAGTGGGGGAACCACGTCCCGCAGGCTGGGGAATGCAGCGCGATCAAACCGCTTCATAGTGTGAAAAAAGTACACGTAGTTCTTGGTGACCGCGTACGCCAGCGGTGCGTCGGCCGCCACTTTCAAGAACGGATTGCCGGCAAACCCCGACACCAGTTCCGAATAGTATTGTTCCACGGGTTCGTCCAGCGTCACTTCCACGACGTCGTGGCCGATGTACAGGTATTTGAATTTGGATTCATTGGACCCAATGTGCGCGAGCAGCGAGTTTCCGGCTTCACCAATGTCGCACACGTGCTTCAACGGTTTTCCACTCAATGTGCGAGCGGGCAACCGGACGCCCGGCTTCAAACTGGACGGCACGAACAGCTTTTTAATTGTTACACGGTACACCTGTTTGTCTGCTGTGATATCCGGCGCGTATTTGCTCGTGTAAACGGTCAACACTTTGCCAAACACGCGGACCACAAATGCCGCCCCGCCCGCAAAATGAATCAGGTATTGCTTCCCTTTGCGCTTGCGCACGGTGATGTTTTTGCACGCCATAGATATCCGTATGGGTTTATTATGCAATTACACTCTACTATTTTATTATTTCATGGATGGAGGGCCTCTCAAGTTAAGTTATGAACACGTTTTTGGGGATGGAAATGGAAGGGGAATTACCCTGACAGGGAAAGGTTCGGAGGAGGGGTGCGGGGAACTACGTTCCCCGGTCCGTAGGTGTTCTGAAATAGTCCTTCTCCAGGATGCGCGTGCTCAAGTTGTTTTGGAAGGGGATGCACACGTTTTCTTGCGGGTTCAGCGGCAAATAAGAGAAATTGGGTTGCTCTAAATCGCGCGCGGTCCACGCGGGATGGGTGGCGCGCGGCTGCTCCACGAAGGGCGTGCACGTGGGATACTCAATCGGGGCGTCGCCCACCTTTGCGGCGCTGACTCGGTAATTCGTACAGTCACGCGACAGCGGCCGGCCAAGCCCGCGCAGATCGTTCTCCAGTTCCACGGCATTGGTCCTTAAGTTGCCGCCCCACCCTTGCAGCCGAATGCAGGGGTCTTCCATGTAACAAGGCTTGTCGCCGTTGCCGGGCACGTTGAGCGCGTAACGTCCAGCACCGGTGGATTCCTGCACTTCCTTGGCAATGCGGCAAGGGTCGTCGTGAATGCGGGTGAATGCCATGATAACACGATGAATTGAATGCGATAATGATATAATTATACATATCATTATATTTATTTTGATGAATGTCTATTGTTTATTGATTGACTATGATGGAAGATTATTAATATACCCAAGTTGGCACGTTACATTAGTTCCTAACGGCGCACCTGCAATGCTTGCGGTCGTATCCACTATCCTGATCTGCCCGAAACCCTGCATGTTGGTGACATTGATTACGTAACTATATGATTGTGATGACGGTACTGGCCCTCTAAAAATCCGTGGGAATGAATGTGTTGCAGTGCCAACATCAATATTTGTGTTTATCCCAAAATAATCTGGATTGAATCTTGGATTGAATGACTCAATGTAATAACGATTGCTAGGGTCACCGTCTGCTGAGCGTGGGTCTGTCGGTCTTGGCATATTGAATGGTATATCAATAAAACCACTCGTTACTCCAGCAGTAATGCACATGACAATCTCACAAGTATAAATAGAAGTTATGCCATCAGCCACAAAAATTGAAACCATGATCCTGTATGGGGACTGCATTGTAGGGACACCAGTATTCCATATCTCAATATACGGCATACGTATAAACATTAATGACAATGGAGTAGCATTGGTGATGTTTGCGACAAATGCATTGTTTTGAGAACCCGCTTCAATTATAATAGTATTTGAGCCGTTGTTTACGACTTGAATTGGTTGTGTAGAGATTACATCAATAAGTAAGGACCCCAACATAGGACCAGCAACATTGTTACCAGAAGTTTGTTGCAATGGCGTACTTTGTATGCCTGCTGTGGGTGCGGTGGGGTTGGTGCTGGTAGCACCCCACATATACACCCTAACAAAATCTCCTAGCTGAACAGTTGGAAGTGATCCATTATATGTTAAATTACTGACATGGGTTGGAGTTTGAATTACATTTGGTTGGAATGGAATGTAAGCAAATGTTCCATCAAGGACATCAGCGCTTGCGTTGGGATTGTTTATCGTGTCCTTTCCAGTAGTAAATGTTATCTGTAACTCAGGCGTTTGTCTTACATTTCCACGTGTTACCCACACAATCATTGCGTAATTGAACCCGCCCTGATAGCCTCCAAAGAATTGAAAACTGAATCCGTGCAATGTTGCGCTGGTTTCCGTTATACATGCAATAAAAGGACGGGGATTGTTTATCATTTGAATCTGTTGCAGACTCGCAATAACACTAGGTGACGTTGAGTATGCACCAAACGTTTGTGAAGTGTTTATGTAGTCAATCGTGGAAGTAGCCGACCCGTTAGTGAATATGGTTGACGATCTTTGCCAAGCGTTAATCAAAATTCGGGAATGAATACTAGAAGCAAGCTGAGCTGTGAAGGCATTGTTAGCTATAGTTGATAAAGATACTGCAGTTGCTGTAGGAGGATTGACTGATTGTGATGTAACCGTATAGGTAATCGCTCCGGTGCTGTTTGATGTAGGTATTGAAATGGGAATATTTCTTGGACCCAAGACCACAAAAACTGGAGTAAGTTGAGTAGTTGAAATAGAAGTTGGAAATGTAATGGTCGGCGTACTCAAAATTATCCCGCTCAATCTTCCGCCAATCGTGTTTGTTGAACCATTGCCTGCATATATAATATTTTGAACCGAAAGTGCACTTTGTACACCCGGTGTCGTGGCTGTCATGACTGCGATCTCCATCCTGAATGTATCGTTTAGATTGAAAATCGGGTGCTGAGGACGACTGAAAACAATGGTCGTTGGATCAATTCGTACGACATCATTGGCATTGGCTGCAATTCCTGCATACCTATCAAATTCGGCATAACTGAATGGAATGAACAGCGGGGCTGGTGTGCCAGAAAACCTCGGATCAATGTAGTTGAAGTACACTTGAAAAGTATTAATATTGTTTCTGAATACGTTAACTCGTAATCTCATTGCTGCTGTGACGCCGTTTAGGCGGAAAGAAGCTAACCGAAATCCATGAAGAATTGTGGGTGCATTAAAAGTAAATGATTCAGTTTGAACTTGGTCGGTGTTAGCAGTGATTGTCGCAGCACTATTGCTAAACCAAACATTTGTCGGATTAGAGTTCCCAGCCGTGTTTGGTGTGCACACTAATGCACCGCACATTTCTGGCTGTTGTTGCAAAATACCTGCAAATTGTGTGGATTCCACCGGTGTTGTGATGTATTGGGCACCAATTTGATTAAACGCAAACTCAATGCGAACCTGATCTCCAACATTGAATGTAAAGTTGGATTCAGCGACTGATGGAGTAAACGAATCAACAAATGTTGGGAGCGGTGTCAAGGCGGTCGTGGTGAACGGAATAGAAAGAAGGGTGCCATCATTTGCTCCAGTTTGGTTGTCAGTACTAGTGTGCATTGCACGATATGCATTCGTCGGACTTGACTGATTTGGCCTACACACAAATTGAACACGGCCGTAAGTGATAGAGGGTTCACCAGCGATTCTCGGGATGGATGTCAGTGTTATGGTGAATGTGGCGGTGCCACTGACCGCAATGTTAGTAGCAGCGTATCCTGCATTCGTAATATTTGATGTGGGTAGAAACCTTTCAAAAACGTATCCAAAATCTAATGAACTCAAAACCACGTTCCGTGTAAAAGTAACGTTCATCACTGCGAGTGCGGGGTTGTTGCCGTTATCTGTAATGGTAATAGGTGCCGCATTGTATGTATTGACAAATGGAACTCTGTCACTGGTAAGATTTTGATAATTGAAAATAGAAGGTTGCGAAAATATGCTTCTGGCGTGCAAACCGCGAGCGTCACTTGACTGTGCGATCACGGTGATGGTGGCATTATTTTGATTGAATGCATTAAGTAGACTAAATGATTGGGTTAAATTAGTTGGTGCTAGCAGAGTGACAACAGGAGGAGTCGGTTGATTAATAATGGCATATGACATGGTATTGGAAGCGATTCTATCAGTTGCCGTGAGAATATTTGGAAAGGTTATCATTTTGTTAGGTGAAAATGTAATCGGGGACCTAATATCCTTGCTATTTGGAGTAAAAAGTGGATGAAGTGTTACACCCGTTCCAAATATACGAACCCCAAGCCCGCTGCTATCATTGATTCGTATTATCATGTTCAAATTGACTACACCCTGAGTCCAAGACAACCTTCCGCCAATTGATTGTGTGCCTCTTAAATATGCGGGGTTGGTTACATTTAACGGGGTTACAGTGTGAACTATGTTTGTTACTGATGCTGGCACAAGTGATGAATCATTGGTTAATGGAATGACAATACCATTTGCATAGGATAGTCCTGTGTTCAGATGAAAAGTGACAGTGGTTACCACAACATTGTTCTCGGTTAATTGCAATGAAAAAGGAACTGTTGTACTCGTTGATGCTCCTGCTCCAGTAAATCCAATTGTCGGGATAATCAAATAAAATGGGTTAAAGTTGTATTCACGATTTGGTTGAATGCTAAAACTTGGCATTTGTGGTACTGTTGGTACCGTCGCCAAAGAAGTATTTAATTCATTGTTACTGGTTAATTCAGTTGCATTGTCAAAAATCGTGAGTGGCACGCTATCAGATGTAAAATTGCCCGTAAACACATATCCGGAAGAACCGTTATTATTATTCGTTCTTTGAAGGCCATACCAAGTGATATTAGGTTCAATAGTTGAGGTAGATCTAATTCTCACGCTGGTTACTGTCGCCATATTCACATGCGGGACATCAAATGTTTGAAGCCTTGTTCCCGTGTAACGTCCCGTGTTTGAAATCGTATGAATTGGTGTTGGGTTTGCGCCTGCAAAAAACTCAATGACGGGACTAGTGACATTAATGTACATTTGAATGGAAGAAACCAAGAAATTCGGATTATTACTGACGACTCCCATTTGGCTAAATATAGGAAGATCAAACCCAGTAGTAGGAGTAGGAATTATGGGCGATAATGTCAAATTGTTGATTGTTTGAAAAGAAACTGCATTATTAGCAATCCATGATGCATTCACGTCGTTAAAGTCAGGGGGAAAATGCGTTGCTATGGCAATGGCTGGATCTGTTCTCAATGTTTGTGATCCTGATGCTGGTATTGCTTTTGTTGGCATATCAACACTTGTTGGCGGTGGCAGTGGCGGTGGCGTAGGAGTGGGTGTGGGTGTGGGTGTGGGCGTGGGTGTGGGTGTGGGTGTGGGTGTGGGTGTGGGCGTAGGTGTGGGCGTAGGTGTGGGTGTGGGCGTAGGTGTGGGTGTGGGTGTGGGCGTGGGTGTGGGTGTGGGTGTGGGTGTGGGCGTAGGTGTGGGCGTAGGTGTGGGCGTGGGTGTGGGCGTGGGTGTGGGTGTGGGCGT